CCGCGCCCACGGTGCCCTTCAGCCCGCCTGCGGCTGTCACCGGGAAGTCCTCATCTCCGCTGAACGCGCCGCTGGTGAGGCCCGCAAGGTAGGCCGCCACGTCTGCGGCATCGAAGTCGTAGCCGTTGGCGGGATATAAAACGATTTTGCTCAAAAGATCATCTCCTTCTTACAGCTTGCGCCAGACCGGCGTGCCCAGCCGCACGGTGCGGGTGGTGCTGTCGCTCTGGCTTTGGGTGATGACATCAGCCACCCGGACGGTGGCCTTGTAGCCCAGCTCCGGGATGGTGCAGTGGGCCACATCACCAGGGGAGAGCCCCTCGGCATCAATGGTCAACTCAATGGAGCCGGTACGGAGCTGTTCCAGCAGCTTGTTGGTGCCTCGGGCCATGAGCCGCTCGAGGTAGGCTTGGCTCTTGCTGGTCTCGCCCTTTTCCTCGTCCGGCTGCACGTCCCGGGCATCCACATACAGCTCCCGCCGGTCGGCACCGGTGGCATCGGTCAAGCCCACGGTGACGGTGGCCCGGGCCTCGCCCTCGCCACCGCCCTGCACGATGGCAACGTTAGCGTAGTCGCTGTCGCCAAAGGCCCACGCAGCCTGCTGCAGGTTGCCCCACTTTGTGCTGAACCTGTTGTTTGGGTCAGCGGTGGGCCGGTAGACCTCGAACAGCAGCTTCTTGTCTGCGTTCTTGCCTGCCAGCCGCACCCGGAAGCCCAGGTCGCAGGCCGCGCCGAGGGTAATCAGGTAGTCCATGATGCTGCCGCCGGAGGTCTGTGCAGTGTAGGTGGTGTCAAAGCCCACAGCAGCACCCAGCTCCAGCTTTGGCCATGGCTGCATTGTGCTGACCAGTCTGCGCATGGCGGCTTCGGCGTTCTCGTTCTTCACGATGCTGGTACAGGCCCGCTTGGTGAAGATCCACGTCCCCGGGAATCCAGTGACCACCAGATTGCTGTCGGTGTTCTCGTTGCTCCGGTGGCAGATGCGCATGGGCACATCGCTGTCACTGCGGCGCAGCCAGCGGCCCTCCCGGAGCAGGGACAGGTTCTCCTCGGTGGGCCGCACTTCCAGCGTCATGCTCCCCTCGGTGTTGTAGGGCTCGTCCCAGTAAAGGCTCACCCACACCTCCACCCGGCCCAGCCGGGCGAGGGTCAGTTCATCCAAAACGTCCAGTGTCACGAGATCACCTCCGGCAGGATGCCCGAAACCATGGGATAAAAGCGCACTGTCACCTGCAGGCTGGTCTCGCCGCTGTCGGCGGTGGCCTTGAGCAAGTTGTCCCCCGGGGCCAGCTCCAGCAGGTCAGAATCTTCATCCAGCAGGGAGAAGATGTTCTCCTCCGTGCCGTCCTCTGTCCGCTTGACCGCCAGCTTGTCGGTGGTGGTGCGGTAGATCTCGATGACCTGCCCGGGGTTCAGGGTGGTCAGGATGCGGATGCTCTGGCCCGTGATGATGTTCAGCACACACGGGTTGACAACCGCACCGTCGCTCTTGAGGGTGGCCGTGAAGGGCACCGCCAGCGCCCCGGGGTTATAGGCATTCAGCCAGCCGATGGAGGTGCGCACGCCGAACCGATGGGGCGTGCTGTAATTGATGGGCAGCCTGAAGCTGGGCACAAAGCCGTTGATGCAGAAGCTCTGGGCAGTCAGGTCGTACCAGAAGGGTTTCGGGCAGAAGAGCATGAAGGCCAACACCGGGTAGGGGTGGATGCTCTTTGTGTAGGGGGTCTTGGAAAGCACGAAACGGCAGAAGTATTTATCCTCGAAGTACATTGTGCCGCTGGTGAAATAGGGCAGCTTTTCCAGCAGTAATTCCGCATCCGCATCGCCGTGGGAGCTGTGGCAGTGGATGATGAGTTCACGACTCACCCCGGCCACGCTCTGACGCTCCACGCTCACGCCCACCTGGTTCACGCCCTGGGCGGTCTGCACGTCCACGTCCACGCCGTTGATGGGGTCGAGGGAGTAGGGCGTGCCGTAGGCCCACCCGATGTCGAGAGTGGCCCCGGCATCCGTGACCAGCTGCAAATGGTCTTTTCTGAACGGCATCTCGGTGCCCTCCTTTTATCGTTTCTGGGCCTTGGCCCGGTCGGCTTCCCAGCGTGCTTCCCGCTGGAGGTCTGCCGCCGTCTGGGCCTTGCTGTAAATGTTCTGGATGATGGTGGTGTCACCCTCCCGGTGGTACTGGTTGGCGGCTGCGGCCACCTGTGCCGTGCCGGAAGCGGCCACAGACCGGCTGATGGCCATGTTGTCAGACAGCACCAGCGTGTTGGCCTGCCGCACCATCTCGGCCAACTTGCTGTTTGCGGCCAGCAGGGCCTCGGTGTTGGCCTCCACAGCGTCGGTCAGGTCTTTGTCCGGGGTGGGGGCTGTCGGCGTGGTGGAGCCAGGTTTTGTGCCTGTGGTGGTCTTGGCGATGTCATCCAAGCTGCGCTCCACCTTTGCCTGGACCCCGTCCACATAGGTGGTCACGGTTTTGTAGGAGCGCTCCACGCCGTCCACCAGCTTGGTACCTGCCTCGGTGACGGTCTTGGTCACCCTCTGAGTGATCTTGCCGGTCTCGTCCTGCAGCTTCTCGGTGAGCACTTTGGTGGTCACGGTGCTGCCATCTGCATTTGTGGTCTTGCTGGTGTCGGTCATGCTCTCGATGACCTTCTGGGAGTTGGTGGAAGTTCCGGAGCTGCTGGGGTTGTTGGCAGCTTCCTGCTGCTTTTTTCGCTCGGCCTGCCGGGCCTTGCGGTCAGCAGCGATCTTGTTGGCGTAGTCCCAGGCCGGATTGCTGATGTAGTCTATGGTGCCGCCATAGAGCCACGCGACACTGTTATACGCGCCGATCAGGCCGTTGATGAGGATGATAAAGCCCTCGATGCCCGCCGCCACGATGCGCATCAGGCCCTCGAAGATGTAGCTCATAAAGTCCTCAACGCCCGCCCAGATGCTCTGGAAGCCGTTGGCGACCTCTTTGTTTTTGCCGGAAAAGTTCAGCAGGGCACCCACCAGCATCCCGATGAGGGAGATGACGAACAAAATCGGGTTTGCGTCCATGGCGGTGTTCAGGGCAATCTGGCTCGTGGTTGCGCTGGCTGCGGCAGGCACGAACTTTGCCACCAGCCCCATGGCCAGTTGGCTCAGGTTTCCGAACACGCCGCTCAAAGCGCTGCCCAGCTGGTTCATGGCCCCCAGAGCGATGCTGTTGATCTGGGTCTGCTGCTCCTTGGTGCAGGCCTGCCAGAAGTAGCTGGCCGCCCACAGGCCCAGGCTCTCGAGGTCACCATCCTTGAGGGCCGTTGCCAGCGTCTCGATGGCCCCCAGCGCATCCGTCTGGATATCAGACTGGATTTGCGCCCAGCCCTCGGTGAGCTTGGTGCGGAACTGCTCTGTGATGGTGGCCCCTACGGTGGCAAAATCTGGGCCGTAGTCGTTGAGGGTCTGGGCGATGTTCTGGATGGCTTCTTGTGCGGCAGGTGCACCGGTGTTGATGCCGTTGACAAGGCCCTGCGTGACATTCTCACCAATCTCAGTGAACACCTTCGAGGGCGAGTGGATGCCGAGCACGTTCTTGACGGAGCTCACCATGCCGTTGACTTTGCCCTTGACTGTGGACACCAGCGTGTCCCACATCCCGGTGATGCCGTTCAGCAGGCCGGTGACGATGTTCTCGCCGATGTGGCCCCACTCATCTATACTGCCGTCCCACACGCCGGTCAACTTTGCGATGCAGGCGAGGGCGGCTTCGCCCAGGTTCTCAATGCTGCGGATGATACCGTCTACCAGAGTGGTCAGAAGGGCCGCACCGCAGTTCAGAAGGTCGGGCAGATGGGAGATCAGCGCGGCAGAGAACTTTGCAATCAATTCCGCTGCTGCTGTGATCAGCTGGGGCAGGTTGTCGGTGATGCCGATGATGAGCTGTTCCAGCAGCTGGATGCCTGCATCGAAGATCTCGTCCTGATGGTCAGCCAGATACTGCACCAGCTTGGTGATGACCTGAGTTGCTGCCGATGCCAGCCCGGGAATCTTCTGAACAACACCTGCGGTCAGATTTTCCAGAATGCCGCTGGCTGCGTCCAGCATGGCCGCCGGGCCGCCCTCATTCAGAGCGCTCGTCAGGGTATTCAGGCAGTCGGTGCCCCAGTTGGCGGCTTCCATCAGGCCCGGCTCCATGGCCTCGAAAAGGTCAATGCTCAGGTTCTCTGCCGTTGTCTGGAGGCTTTCCATGCTGTGCTGGAAGGTGTCAGTCATGGTCTGGTAGGCGGTGTCGGTCGCTCCGGCACTGTCCACCATCTGGGCCAGCACGCCGTTGAATTTGTCCGCGCCGCCAGATGCCAGCGAAAGAGCGCCGGTTCCAGCCTCCACGCTGGACCATAGCCCGGCAAAGGCGGTGCTGTCACCACCAACGCTGTCGTAGAGGATCTGCAGCACATCGCCCAGACTCTTGCCCTCGGCGTTCAGCTGGGCAAAGCTCTTGCCGGTCTGCTGCTGTAAAATCTTGCCTACGGTCGAACCGGTGTCGCCCAGCTCGTTCAGCATGGATTTTGTGTAGGTTGTCGCCTCGGCAGTGGCGATACCGTTGGCGGTCATCACGGCCAGACCACTGGACAGGTTTTCTACGCTGACGTTGTAAGCAGCAGCCAGCGGGATGACACGGCCCATGCTGGACGAAAGTTCGTCCACGCTGGTTTTGCCCAGGTTCTGGGTGGTCAGCAGCACATCCGAAACATGGGTCGCCTGGTCGGCGCTCAAGCCGTAGGCGTTCAGGGCAGTGGTCAGGATATCCACGGCGGAGGTCGTGGAGGTAAAACCGGCGGTTGCCAGTTTCGCTGCCTGGCCTGCAAATTCCACAGCGTTGGCCGTGTCCTGCCCGGCGCTGATGGCCTGGTAGGTAGCCTCGGCAATATCCGTGGCCGCAATGCCCATGGTGTTGGACATGTCCGTGATCTGACTGCCCAGCTTCTGGATCGAAAGATTGCCAAGATCGGCGATGGTCCCGACTTTGGCAAGCGATGTCTCGTAGACGGAGCCGTTCCGGATCGCGCTCTGGGCAAGATTCGTCAGCTGGCTGCTGGCCGTCTTTACCAGGTCTGCGATCAGCGTTCCGGCGGCGACGGTCATGCTGCTGACACCCTGCATGAAGCCGCTGGTGTCCAACTTGGTGTTGCCGGTAACGCTAAAATCAAATGCCACTGTGTCCACCTCTCATTCAGAGCGCGGGCACAGGGGCACAGGCTGCTATAACTTGATTTCTACCTCCCGCTTACATGCGGGGTTTTTGCATTTTACCCACAAACCGTGGGCGCAGGCCTCGGGAGCCGCCCACACGGGCAGCGCTCTGCCGCAGAAGGGGCAGGGCACCGGGGCGCGGGAATCAGCCGAAGCGGTCGAGGAAAGCGTCCTCGTGCTCTTGCAGGGTCTCGTTCCGCTTCACCCCCTTCAGTCCATCCGGCAGGGCGAAGCGCTCTTTCAGGGTCTCGTAGTAGTCCCGGTCGGCTCTGTCCATGCCGGAGGTATCCTTACCCCGGATCTCCACGATCTTGCCCAGCGGCGTTTCCGGCGGCAGGGCATGAAGCAGTGCTTTGAAGCGCCACCAGTGCACCTTGTCAGCAGTCAGGTCGATGCCGTAGGCCTGCTGAAAGGCCCCCACGATGTAGTCGGCATCGCACCGGTAGTCCAGCACAGGCTCGTCCTGCGGGTCGCCGCT